CGGAGTTCTTAACCACCAATACCACCCATTACTTATAGAAGAAGGTTTGCTCCCAGACTTCGTATTATTAAAACATTGTTGGGTTACATACGCAATTTTACTCGCACCATCACTAAACAAAGGTAATAAACTTCCTTCTGCTATCCCATTTTCATTCTCAAAACCCACTTCTGTACTGCTAGCTAGGAATATTTTGTCCACTACCGTTTCACTACCACCACCGTCTGTAACTGTATTTCTAGCAACAGTTAAGGTAGTATCTAATATAATATTTAATTCATCTTCTGTAAAACTGCTTAAAAACCCTTCTTTATTATCATAACCAGTAGGCTGAGACATGCCATCATCAGTTGGAGGTTCGTCAGCAGTATGAGTTTTGACATACCAATTTAACCCTGCTTTGTTCAACCATTGTCTGATGTTACTGTCTCTATATCTGTTATTTCCATATTTCTGCCTATCAGAATCGCTATTGGAAGGTTCTTTAGCATCGAAACCTCTTAGGTCTATTATTTTTTCTGTAATTAGAGTTATAGAATTAGCAGGATATCCTATATGATTTTTTGCTGCAATTAACCATACAATTGGTTGATGCGGTTCTGATTCTACTTGATATCTTCCAAATTTGATTTTACTACCTATAGGTAAATTGCTAATAGGCTGTGCCATCTCTACCATCTCCTTCAAAAATATCATTGTATAGCTTATCCATACTTTGAATTAGACGGTAACAACTACCATGCCTAGCATGGCCTTTCCAACTCTCATAACTCCTATCTATCTCTTCTTTGCTAATTAATCCTAGCTCGTATTTAACTTTAAATGCCTTTAATTTTCTCTTCATCCTTTCTTTGCTATCTCTGCGAATTTTTCTTATAACTTTGCCTGTATCAGTTATATACAAGTGGAAACCTAGAAAATCAACTCCATTCTTTAAAGGAAATATTTGCGTTTTCTTGTTTGTTTCTAACCGTAACTCTTCCCATAAATACTCTTTCATCTTTTCTAATATATATTTAGCTTCTTCTTTTGTATCAACTAAGGCTATCCAATCATCCATATATCGAATATAATACTTTACCCTTAATTTTTCTTTAACATAATGGTCAAATCCACTTAAATAAAAATTAGCAAACCATTGGCTAGATTGGTTTCCTAGTGGTAAGCCTGGATTGTTTGCGCTATTTAAAATCTTGACTATTAACCACCAAACATCATATTCTTTTAAAAGTGGATATAAGTTTTTCTTTAATATTTCATGTGAGATAGAATAGAAATACTTTGATATATCTCCTTTTATAATCCAGCCACTCAATCCATTATGCCGCCAAAATTTCTTCATAAATTCTTCCGCTCTATCTAGTGCAGCATGAGTGCCTTTGCCTCTCCTGCAGGCATAAGTGTCATATATTAAGTGTCTTTCTATGGCAGGCTCTAATGCTTGTTCACATAAACACCTTTGAACAACTCTATCTCTGAATGGTGGAGCTTTGATTATTCTTTCTTTAGGCTCATATATCTTAAATTCATAATAATCTCCTAACTGATATGTTTTACTCTGTAATTTTTCTGCTAATATCATTGTCATTTCTAGTGCATTATTTTCATATCTCGCAACACATCTTTTGTCTCTTTTCCCTTTTCTTGTATATAAATAGGCATTGTATAAATTCTCAAATGTAAAAACCTCTGTCATAGCACCTTCGTCCTTCTTAAAATAAAAACCCTGCTGTATATAGCCTTTAGATTGTTTCCAAACTATCAGCATCAGCAGGCGTATTTTTACCCTTTCCTAGGGAAGGATATTTCCTCCTTTGTTGATGTTCTTCTGTTTTCAGCTTATAAAGCCTACTCAGTCCGAGTGCTACACCAAAGCGGGCGAACGCCGTTGTTACCGTTATACGCGTTGTTGTTGTTCCTAGAACCGTCGGAGTTCACGTTACGCACGTTCCTCGAGTTGGAGGCGTTCGGAGCTTGCAGAAAATACCCTTAGAAACTATTTAGTTTTCTTCATCCATGCAGCAGTTAAATATTTTACATCTAATGCCTTTTTAGTCCATATTTCACATTGTCTTTCGCTAATATAATTTCTTTTTAGGCTTAATTCAATTAAAAACAATAGCACATTAATATCGCTTAATATATCTATTTGCATTGATTTCCTTTTATTTATAGGTAATTCATTCGTTTTGGATATATTCTTATATATATTTAAAACCAAGTCTTGTATTCTATTTACAAATGTAAATCTTACTTTCTTTGGATAACGTTTTGTGTTATCTGTCATGGTTAATGAATAATCTATCAAATCTTTTGTCTTGATGAGTACCATAAGCTCATTATCAGTATTGTTCATATTATGCCTCACTAACTCCTGTTACTTCGTAAACTTCACCATTGTAAAAATATTTATCGCCGATACTTATTCTACCTGGCTGAATTGTAATCTGTATTTGAGTGCTATTGCTAACTGAATTATCTACTTCAAAGTTTTCCCTCTCAATATCATATATAGCAAGTTCGATATTGTTAAAATTTTCATCAAATTTCTGCGGTAACATTTTTAAGGATTCTTGCCCCGTAAAAATTACATCTGCTGATGCAGTATCTACTGTTGCTGTAGTGTTTGATATGTCAATGTACTCAATATTCTCAAATAAATCATAAAAGCCTATACCTGTTTTATTAAGATAGTCTACTACTTTCATTTCATCTAGCTTTAATTTAATATCCATTATTTCACGTCTTGCTTGAACGTCATTAGTTCTTATGTTGCTTAGAGCATTTTCTAGATTTTCAAACTGCTGAACATTTTCTGCCTTATGTGCAGCAAGTTCTTGGGCAACTTCACCTACTTCTTGGTCTGTGTATTGTTTTGCTGAATTCAGTGCGGCATCTGCTTTTTCCTGCGCCCCCTGTGGAGTTTCTTTTGTTGCAAGGGCATCATCATGTGCTTTGAGCGCTTGATCGATTATGTCTGCATTATCATTAAAATCCTTGACATTATAAAAATCCTCTTCAGCTGGTTTCTTCAAGTTATAGTTTTGCGTATATTCAGCCATTAACTAATCACTTCCTCTCTTAACTGTTTGTGAGTGTATTGACTTAATTGTGCATGGGTGAATTTAGCTAAGGTTAAGTGTTGGTTGTATCTTAACTCTACAGTTATAACTAAATTTGCTGGTGCCATTTTTCTTACTAACTTATCTACTTCATCAAACATTCGTTTTTTAGTCAACTCTATCTTAATGTTAAGTGTGTAATCACCTAGATTCCTTGACATTACATAGCCATCTTCGCCACATAACTGATTTAATTTATTGATTAATACTTTATATGTGTAAGGCAGTTTGTCATTTTCTCTTGCTAACACCCTAAACCTTCTACTTTCCAAATCATCATCAGCAAAAGGTGTTATTTTGTATATTTTTTCTCGTCTTGCTATCCCTCTTTCTGTTGCTGTTTGGATGAATTGGTCGTCAATTAGATTTTCGATGGCATCTTGTAGACCTTCAAATTCAATATTTTCTGTATTAGCCATTTCTTGAAATTCCTCTATTTCCTGCAAAATAGATGGCCAGTATTCCTGTATTTGTTTCATATCACTGTCACCTCGCCAAGTACAGGTATTTCTATATCCTCTAGTACAAGGTTTTCAGCTAGTCCATTAATTTTAGTGTCTTGTATATCTAAGACGCCGGGTAAGCTTAATGCTCTAGTTTCAATATAGCTAATCCTCACCACTAAGTTATTTTCATCTTGCCAAGTTTTCTTCAATTCATGGAAGTAATCATTTATTGCAGCTTTAAAAGTATTCTTTATATCTGCCCATGTATAACCTTCTTGAAATGTTATATTTGTTCCTATGTTTATTGTGCGCTCGGTAACCCCTTCTACAGTTACAATATGGTCAATAGGAGCTATTCCTACTCCTTGTCCTTGGTTTTGAGTAGGGTCTATTTCAGTCTGCACATAGTCAATTAATTCTGTAGAAGGTTTATTGTAGTCGCTATCAATAATTACAAGCTTTACAGTACCTCCACCTGCCCAAACTGGATATACCTTTACACCACCCACACCATTTAATTCATTTGTTTTCTTTTTATAATCAGCTATATTTCCCCCAAATGCTTGACTTTCAAGGCTATCAAAATATCTCTTTCGTAAGCTCTCATCATCTTCTTCATCTTCCCCAGGAATTAAAATATCCGCCAATTCAGCGGATACTAAGTTTTCTATATATTCAACTGGTATAAGTGTACCTGTATACGTATTCCCTATTGCCCCAGGTTCTTCACATTCTAGTTTGAACTCTCCATCTGTGATTTTTTCTATAACTGTATAATTTAAATCTTCCCCAGTAAATCTACTGCCTATAGATACATTTAAAGGCAATCCATCGTTAGTTTTAAATATTCCTTTTCTTATTGATTTTGTAGCTGGATACCTATTTATTCCTCTTTCTGCTGCTCTTCTAGTCAAATCTTCCCCAGTAGCAGTATCGGCATAGGTTCTGTTTTCGATATCCTCCAGTTCGATATACATTTGGGCCAATTCAGCAGCGGCAGGGGCTAAGGCGTTCCAAATTATACCTCCTTGCCTTTTATCGTATTTATTGGGTACTCTATCCAACATCCTTTTTAGTATATTTTCAAAAGTCATATCTTCATACACCTATATATTCACCCCCCTAGAGGCTTCTGTATCTCCGAATACTGTGTGTACTGTGAATTTTGCTAATATAGTATTCCTATCTATAGATTCAAATTCAAAATTGGTTACATCAATTATTCTATTGTCAACTATTAAAGCTTCTCTTATCCTTCTTTTTAGTTCAGAATATACATAAGCCTTATCCTTACCAAATAGATCTGTTAGTTCTACACCGTAATCCCAGTCGTATATTTCATGTTTATATCTTTCTATATTAAGGATTAGATATATAGCTTGCTCCATAGCTTCTAATCCATCAGTATAGCCCACTATTCGGTTCCCTTCAATTTTCCATGTAAAAGTAGGCTCCTCTACTATTTCTATTTCATCACCAATATTTATATTTTCGATTTTAGGTATCATGCACTCACCAACCTATCTAGGACGATATATTTTTGTCCTCCTTGTACTCTTAATAATAAAACTCTTTCTCCTACCTTCAAACTTTTTTTATGAATATGTTTTTTTATGCCTTTGTACTCGTGAATATGTGGTCCTGTGCCACCTTCTTCTGTTTTATCATTTACCTCTACCTCTACCTCTTTATCAATCACATTAGAAGTAAGGAGTATCATGTCACCTTTTATATTCATACGTTGCTCTACATTGATTTCTAAGGGGTTTGCTTTAGTTACAGTACCATAAGCTATGCTCATTGGAGAACTTTGTTCTACAGCTTCAATGGCAGCTTGTTTTATAATTTGTATCATACTCACTATATATCCCCCCTTAAGTCTAATGTCATCCAATGCTCGTCATTGCTAAATACATGTTTAGCCTTTTCAATTAACATATACTGCTTTACACTTATATCCCCTATATCTCTCATGAGAATCATTGCACTTGTACCTGCTCTAGCTCTCGTGTCTCCTAAGGTATCTTTTAATTGTAATGTCCTCTTTTTCTTATTTTTAAGTTTTAGTATAGATTCAGCCTTAACTTTTGCATTGGTATCTTCATCAACCTTGTCAAAGTATTGCAATACTCCCCAGTTGTTCATATTTTTACCGTCCTGGGCAATGTAGATTTCTCTTTTTCCGGTATCTTCATTTTCTCTATATAACTTAACTTTGTTATACGTATCGCTGTCTATATCAGTTGTATAACTAAAGTTTTGGCTATTGTATTCACCTAAAACTAAATCAGGTATTTTCATCGTTTCCACATCTTTTAGAGTAAGTTTGCCAAAGTCGTCATATAGTACATATAACTTTCTTCTGTTTAGCAATGTCAAATCTAAAGCATCATAGATTATATCAAACAAGGTCATATTTTCCCTTATTCTACTAGGGATTACATACCCAGTATCGGCTATTTCTCCAGCATTTAGATTAAAGTCTTTGGCTATCATCTTCACAACATCACTAGCTTTTTTCTTTGTATATACGTAAGTGTCTTTATTTTTAAGATATCTTAATTGATCATAAGCAGTAACTTTTATTATTTGCTCTTTATCTCTACTTTTCGTAAACACAAATCCAAAGAATACATTTTTCTCTCCAGCTTTGAATATTACTGGATTGCCTTCCTGAAAATCCAGATCATCATCATTTACTACACTAAAGGTTAATTTCCCCGGCTGTCCTATTCTTGTAGTTTCCCAAGTAACACTTCCTTCCACTACAGGCTTTTGCACTCTTCCCTTATGCGTTATATATAGTTCATACATAATATCACTCCTATGGCAGCCTTAATACTTGTCCTGGTTTGATTACATTAGGATTCGATATGTTGTTTAGTTTAGCAATTTCATTATATTTACTACCATCATTCAGTTCTCTTTTAGCTATAGCCCATAAAGTGTCTCCTGATTTAACTGTGTACGATTTAGCTGGCGTTTTGGCTGGTCTTTGCTCTTTTACTGTAGCAGTGGCTTTTTTATTTTGAATATCTTGAATTGTAACTACTTGAGTCTTGTATTCTTTGTATTGTTTCAGTTTAATATCTACATACACATCTCCCACTTCTCCTGCTTTTTCTTCTACAGTATAATCCTCCAAAGCTACTAACATGTTCGTATCAAATAAAGGCTCTCCCCACGTTGCCACCCTACTAACTATGAAACGTACCGGCTTTTTTTCTACCTTATACTTTTCAAATCTTTCCAGGTAAAACTCGGGCGTTTGAAAGCCATTAGGATAGACTGCAAAAGGTAATTCTTGCCCGGGGAGTAGTATTTTGAAATTAAATTCACTCAATCCCGGATCTTTAAGTATGTTTACGTCACCTAAGTTTAGCAATTCTACTACTTTGTTTTTATTGTTTACTTTTAAAGTCAAGCTAGAAGGGGCTATAGGCAATTGCATGACTTCCCCTTCGTAATCAAAATAAAAAGAGTACATTATTCATGCACCCCCTCAGCAGCAATGTTTAATTGTTCAGTCAGTATATTCTCAATATGTTCTACTATACCATCTACATCAGCTGTTTCTCTTATATCTCCCTCAAATGCTATGTTTATCTCTGGTGCCAATGTTGCTGTAGTAAATCTATTTATTACTTCTTGTTCAGCTAAATCTCTCATCCATTTCAAGTCCTCGTTAGATTTATCTACACTATCCTTTATTTTCTTACCTGTATCGTTCAATTTGCCTAAGTTGTCGTTTTGTTTGCCTAAGTTGTCATTTTGCATAGAATTCCATATATCCTCCTGTTTGCCAAAATCGGATATAGCATTTTCTATGCTTCCTAATCCAGTAGCAAATTTATCTGGGATTTGCTTACCCCAGTTGTATGCTCCTTTGACTTCTGCTGCATAATCTTTGTATTCCATTCTAGTTGCTTGCCATACATTCTTGTCGCTTGTAGGTCTATTCTTTTCTAATGCAGATATAGCGTTATCCATGAATGTAACTTGTATTAACCCAATATCTGTCTTTAGAACATTGTTGATTTTCCCTATCAACCAGTTTAACCCGCTCACAATCCCTTGTATCATGCTGTTGAAAAAACTTAGCACATCCATGGCTAGGTTATAAAACAAATTCTTTATTGCATATACTGGATCTATAAACAGATTTACAAGGAATTCTGCAAATGTGGCGAATACGTTCCATACAAAAGCTACCCCATTATGCAAAGTAGTCCATAAAGTAGCAAATACCCCTGCAATAAACCCTGTTATTTGTCCTGCTGTAACTCCTGCTTGCATTAGGATTTTTATGAATATGAGTATTGCTCCAGCTACCAGCACAATAGGCAAGTGTGCAACCATCCATGCAGCTGCTTGTGCCAATATAGGCGGAATTGTAGCCCATAACTTAGATATTATGTTTACCAAGTAAACAGTAGCAATAATCGCTAGAATAGGTTGTATAATGTCCCAGCTATTTGAAATTGTTTCAGTTAGCCATATAACACCATTCACTAGCATTGTCACTCCTGCTGCAATTGCTCCAAAGAATTGGTCGGCACTAGCGGATTGTAACCATGTGTTTATCTTGTCAAATACCGGCTCTAACCTCATTAAGGCTTCTTCTCCTGCTCTTGCTAGATTAAATCTAATCCTGTCTATAGCTTTATTATATTTTTCAATAGGACTATCCTGGTATGCCTTTACTATTTCGTCAGTTAATCCTGCTGTATTCAATGCTTCATCAAAAGCTTCTATAATTCCTTCTAAGCTGCCTTTCTTTATCGCTTGTTTAAGCGGTTCAATCTGGTCGTCTGTAAAATGTAGAGTTCTTTGTAGCCTTGTGAAATTTCCTCTCATGGCTTCTTGCATAAGATTTTCAGCACTTCCAAGGTTTCTGGTTCTTAGTGATAACCTATTTGCAATATCGGTTAAACCCATTAGTTTGTCTGTATCCTTAGTTAATTGCATAAAGTTTCTTGTAACATTTGTTAAATCATCTATATCGTTTCTGGTTTCAATTGCATATAATTGTAATTTATTAAAATAGTGTCTCCCTATATCTGCATTTCCAAATGCAGCCTGCATTACTGCCACTCGTTGATTTAATTCTCCTGCTGCTCCTACTGTATCTCTTATTAGCCTTTTTACCCCTCTAAAGCTAATATAGGCCCCTGCAAGTTGTTTAATTCTTCTTGTGAGGTTACCTGATGTCTCAATATTGTTTTTCATTTGGTTATGTTGTTCTTCTAAATTTTTACCTGCCTTTTCAACTGCATCAGCCATCTTCATTTCCGCTAATTGTGCGTCTAATAATTTTCTTTCAATCTTTTCTGTAGCTTCATGGTATCTGCCTTTTACCTCAATAGATTTTAGATATTCTTGCCTTAACCTCTCCACCATTCTAACTTGATTAGCGTATTTAGCTCCTAAAGTTTCTAACACTTGCTCTTCTTTGCTTAGGTTTTTAGCAAAATCAGTCTTTTTGTTCATTGTTCTTTGTGCATTTTCAATCGTTTTATCCATTTTAGCAGCATTACCTGTTATTCTATTTAAAACATTAGACATATTGTCTATTAAGTTAATCGAACTTCGTATCCCAGCTATAATAATCACCTACTTTCAGGTATAAAAAACAGCACCCTTTTCAGGATGCTTAAAATAATGATTTCACTAAATGTTGATACATAATATCGTTCATTTCGATTAAACTTTCTTTGCCATCTTTAAATTTTATTGCTACTAAGTATGTTTTTTTCTTTTTAGCCGAAAGTCCTGCCAACAATCCTACAGGACCTAAAGCTAATGTTCCAACCATGCCTCTCCCTATAGCACTCATAGCTTTGGCTCTATGTTCTTCATCTACGATTTCATATGCTTCAACAGTTTCTTTGTTTATTGGTATATTTTTTCTAAAACCAGTCTTTATTGTTAAATATTTCATTGTAGAGCCAAGAGGTTTGTTTTTATAATCCCCTGCTATAACCATGTTTTTAGCCATAGAACACACCTCCTATAACTTATTATATTCATAATATCAAATTATAGGAGGTATTGCTATCTATTTCTTAATCTTATCTGCTTGTTTCTTTTCATTTTCTATTTTTATATCTATAGCAGCCATGATAAAGGCTTTTTCATATCTGTCTAATTCCACGAATTCTCTTGGTCTCATATTAAGCTTGTGAAGGGCATAGTAAGCATAATTAGCATCACTATCCCCTTCTTCTATTAGTTTTTTGCTTCTTCAACTAATTCTTCCATTCCCACATCAAAGCCATTGACAAGTTGTACTTTCTCAAGCAATACAGCATATTCACCACTTGTTAGCATTGTTTTAACAAGTTTATCTGCTCCAAGCACACCATATGACTCTTGTAATTCCTTGTCTTTTAAGTTAGGGAATACTACACATTCTACTACCATCTTGGCAATATATTCTTCATAATTTGTTTCTTGCGTTACTAATCCTTTGTTTCTGATTTTTCTAGTGCATAATTTCCTTAAAGCCTCGTCTTCCTCTGCAGTTAAAGCTCTAATCTCCCAAGGAATTGGATTCCCTTTTTCATCTACAAATCTTTCTGATATAACATGCTTTTCATTCTCTGCCTTAATAGCATTTTGACTTAAAAATGCTTTCAAACTCATTACAATTCCCCCTTATACCATTGGTCTAAATTTATTAGGCATATCAACGTCATTAAATGTAAATTCAATATCTTCATCTAATAATTCAGCTTCTATGTCCAATTTAGCCATAATTACACTATTGAAGTTTACTCCTTTTAAAATAGTCGTTTGTTTCCCTATATCACTAGTAGGGTCGTCGTTTTCAATTAGTATATCAAAATAGGTGTCTTTACCGGTTTTAATATATTCCAGCATTAACTCTCTAAACATGCTAGTGGCATAATAAACTGTAGCACTTCCTGTACCACTCCAGCCACCAGCTTTGTGTTGGTCGCCTGTCTTCCCTAAAACAGGTACTTCAACTTTTTTCTTTTCCACTTTAGCTTCAATGTTTTTCAGATACAACATTTCGTGTACTTCTCCATTTATAGTAGCAAATGCTTTACCTAACTTACCACTAATAGCATCTTCTGCTCTCATAAAAGGCATATAATCCTCTCCTTTCTATCTTACCTCAATAGACATATATAATTTTTCCATTGAGTCCGTCGGTTGGACAACTTCATTTACAATTACATCTTGCTTTTGTAC